GTATGAACGGCATGATGATTAACAACAGCAAGTTCGGTGCGTACCGCAGGGTGCACACCGGCACTGCTGATGTGTTGGCTGAAGGCCACATCGCGGAGTACATCCGCCAATCTGACGAATACTGGCGTACCCTGGTGCGTCACAAGGACAACATGCGTGATCGCAACTTGACCAGGACAGACCGTCATCACATCCTGGGTACACTCTTCTTTGAAGAAAATGTACTCAACGGGATGCAGATGGGTATTGTCAAGAGTGAGATGAACAAACCCAGCTTTGATTACAAAGTAGACCCTGAGTCTGCATGGGCACTGTACAACCACATTACTTTGGCACTAAAAGAAGGTCACCCTGCTGACTGGATGAATGACCAGGGCAAAGTACACCAGGTGTTTGACAACCTCTTATACCTGGAGCCTAAGACTGCGGTTCTGCCTACAGGCGAATCACTATTGCTGATCCCAAGAGTTGAAGAACTGGCGGCTGAAGCTGGATTTTAAATACAAATCAGAGATGCCGGTTACAGATGGTTACAATTTGTAACCGGTTGTCTCTTTATCTACTACCTATGAAAGAAGACGTAATCTATGAGGAGTTCTGCAAGGTAGCAGAGCGACCCTCCCGCACCAACAAAGTGTACTTACTTATGCGATACCTCAGGCTGAAGTATCGCATTACGATTGACAAATACAGCCTGGTTAAACGCATTAAGACTTACAACAAATGAACACCAACCTCATTGGCATCTCTGGCAAAATTGGCAGTGGTAAGGATACCGTTGCCCGCATCATACAGTACCTCAGTTTAGAACCTGAGATATACAGTATGACCAACGGTGATATTATCGCTGACCTTGAGCACAACGGCTATGTAGCACGTGGCTCTCATTACAAAATCAAAAAGTTTGCAGGTAAGCTTAAGCAAACTGCTTCTTTATTGACTGGCATTCCTGTAGAAAAGTTTGAAGACCAGGAGTTCAAGAAAGAATACCTGGGCCCTGAATGGAACTACTACACCGTTTCTCTTATCATGAACGGTCAACTCATACAACAGTCCGGTCGCTTTGTGAAAAAAGAAGAAGCAGAAGCAGCTGTTGCTATCATGAAAGAATCTTTTGGTACATTGAATATCGAGTATGTGGTTGGTATGCAGCGGATGACAGTGCGCCAACTGTTGCAGGAACTGGGTACAGAAGCCATGCGCAAAGGATTGCACGAGAACGTGTGGGTTAATGCACTGATGGCAGACTACAGGTTTCCTAAACTGTCACAGTATAACCCCAGCTATTGGATCGTTACAGACGTGCGTTTTCCCAACGAAGCTGAAGCAATCAAAAATCATAACGGATTACTATTGCGCATAGATCGTCCTGAACGTAAACAAGATGATCATCCTTCTGAGACAGCTCTTGATGATTATCCATTCACACACGTAATCGTCAACGACGGTGACCTGAACGACCTGATCAACAAGGTCAGAAAACTAACGACAGAACTTAACATCATTGAACAATGAGACATTACATTTTAGATACCACTGATGACAGCATCAAGTATTACGTAGACGAACTTATTGATGACCAGACAGGCTTGGACGTATGTCGCCTAAGTTACAGCAACAGCAACGACTGGAGCGAACATGTCAGAGGTCTGACCATTCTGACAGTGACCAATGACGGTAACGGGTTCAAGATCAAATGGGAGGAAAAGCCTAAGAAGAACTACCTGGATTACAGCCAGATGCGTGAACTTCAACTGGTGCTTTCCTTTATACAGCACATAGATCCTGTTGACAACAACGTCATGATTCTGAAGCACGAGGAACTGACACGTCTATGAACACAAAGCCCCCACCGTTGTGAGGGCCTTGCGGAAGAAACCAACTATAAATAAACTACTGAAGTAGTCTTTTTTTAAATGCTTTTGAGCATCTCTACCATCTTAGGATGAGGATAGATGTCTATCTTATCTTTTCTGACAGAGTTGTGGGTAAACACTCCTGCCTCTCCTTTGAGAGCGCGGGGTGTTACGTCCCATATGTCCTCATCATAAGTCAGAGGTATGCCGTATTTGTTTTTCCACAACAACAACAGTTGCTTTACAGATTCAATCTGTTTATCCGTGTAGTTGTGAAAGTACTTATTTCCTTTGTATGGAGTAGCTAATTCACATACCTCATCCGCAGGAACTTCCTTACCTACATAGTTATAAAATTTACCTTTCTTAAGTGTAAGCTGTCCCCAGTTGCAAATCTCTATGCCAATGCTGATTTTGTCCAATGCTTTATACGGCACCTTGTAGTCTTTGAATACTTGTTCCTTGACGCCCAGGTGGTACGCCCAGAACTTAGAAGGAAAGCCTTGCACGATTTGACCGTCCAGTTCAGGTTTACCCTTGAGTTTACCAGTGATGGTAACGCAGGTTGCGATACGTTCAGGATTGTTAGCCCAGCTTTTAAACACCGCTTCACCATCTGCATTGCCTGCCGTGTGGTGAATATAGATCTGGCGCTTAGGATGTTCCTCCTGCAAATACTGCGTGGCAGGGAATTCAACTTGTTTGAGGTTCATAGGGTTAGCGTTTAAAGGATATCTTCCAGTAAGATGACAGCGAGTACGTCATGACACCTCTTGTGTCAAGGCCTACGCTTAAGCCAAACACCTGGTCTTTTTTATTCTTGAACAACATCCCTGCCTGCACACTGGATATAGCAACAGGATAGGTGGCACCAATGGCACCACCCACAAACACCTGTCGCTTAGGTGGTAGAGGAATAGTCTTAGTGATAGTACTCGTAGGGATCTTGTAATTATGGATATACATACGTTCTGCAAGCATGTTCTTGCGGACGGTATCTGTCAATACCAGTGTGCCTATAGAGTCAATGTATATGGTGTCACGATAGATGTTTTTGACAGCGTATCGATTGACAAGCTGTTCAAACTGTTTTTTAAGTGTTGCATAGTTTGTGTCAGGAACCATCCACGGTTCTTTGACATACTGTATGTCTGTTTTGTATACAGGTACGCGTTGCACCTCTGTCTTAACAACTTCCTTGTACAAGGTGTCCACATGGACACTTGGCTCAGGGGTGGACACTTCCTCACACTTAGGCGTGCACGCACGTTGTAAGAGAATAATAAAAACCAGGACCAGAATGATCCCGGTGTAGAAGCTGGTTTTACGGTCTATCATAGGGGTTAGATATCAGGCGTCGCCTCTTGTTTTTTGGCGGCCTTGGTTTTTGGCTTAGGCTCAGAGTCTTCTCCCATAGCGTCAACAAGGTCATCGCTCTTGCGTCCAATCAAAGACTTGATTCGACTCCATATGTCCTGCTTAGTTACCGCTTCAATGCTTTCAATGATGCTCTTGAATTCTATAATGGCAATCACGGTGCCTACCAGTTTAGCTATGGGTAACATTTCTGTGATGACATACTTCTCAATGAGAAAAGAGGAGATGATTGCCAATTGATACAGCAAAAGCTTGGTGACTGTGTCACTCATTCGTCTTGAGCGAATGCGTTGTTTGAGCTTCATGGCTTTCCATAAACCAACCACCAGGTCAGCGAATACTAGGAAACCTATGGTCAGCATCAGTTCTTTGATCGGTAGTAAAACGGACAGTGACGCCAATAACCAGATCTTGGTTTTCATAAGAAATGCAAAGTTCATATTGTAGAGATAAGAAGTACTTCTCCACCACCCTCTACAAGAATATACGGAATTATGGTGACACAGCACGCACTTTAAAAAACTTAATTAATATGTGCAGATTGTCTGGAAATTATTTTGTAGACTATATGTGCAGGTCTACAATATGCTGTTATATTTGCAGCCCTCAATTAAGTACACACACTAATTTTTAATCCCAACCTTATGGCAGAAACACCACTCAGCCCAGGGGACTTGTCGTCTTCAACACCCTGGGGACCAGTAGGTTACGTAACCTACAAGCGCACCTATTCGCGCCCAACAAAGAATGGAAAGACAGAAGAATGGCATGATACCATTGACCGCGTGGTTAAGGCTTGCCGCGAGCAGTTGAACGTAGGCTTTACGCCATCGGAGGAAGCTGCGGTTCGTCATATGATGATGAACCTAAAAGGTACTGTGGCAGGACGATTCCTGTGGCAGTTAGGTACAAAAACGGTAGACCGTTTAGGTTTGCCTTCATTACAAAACTGTGCGTTTGTTGTCGTAGACGCACCAATCAGACCCTTCACCTGGACATTTGAAATGCTGATGTTAGGTTCTGGTGTTGGATTTAACATCCAACGCGAGCACGTATATCAGATTCCCAAGGTACTGAAGAAAGTAAAGATTGAGCGCAAAGATGTAAACGACGCAGACTTCATCGTACCAGACTCAAGAGAAGGCTGGGTAGAGTTATTGCAGCGTGTATTGGAAGCATCATTTGTTACAGGTAAAGGCTTCAGCTTTGCCACTCATCTGATCCGCTCCAAGGGTTCACCCATCAAAGGATTTGGCGGGGTAGCTTCTGGACCGGAGGATCTGGTCTGGGGCATGACTGCAATCAATGATTTGCTGAACACTCGTGCTGGCAAACGCCTACGCCCTATTGATTGCCTGGACATCATGAACATTATTGGCCGCATTGTCGTTGCCGGTAACGTAAGACGCTCAGCCCAGATTGCCCTGGGTGACTATGACGATTTTGAATTCCTGCGTGCAAAACGCTGGGACCTGGGTGGCATTCCCAACTGGAGAGCGATGAGTAACAACTCCGTGATCTGTGATGATGTGACCAAGTTACCAGAAGAGTTCTGGGAAGGATACAAAGGTAATGGTGAACCATATGGCCTCATCAACCTGGAGGCAGCCCGTCGCATGGGTCGCACCGGGGAGATCCAGTATCCAGACCACGACGTGATGGGATTCAATCCATGCGCAGAGCAGTCCCTGGCAAACTATGAGACTTGCTGTTTGGCAGAGATATACCTGCCCAACATCACCAGTGTAACTGAATTGTATGAGGTAGCAAGATTGCTGTATCGTATCAACAAACATTCCCTGGCAATTAAGTGCGCGGTACAGGAAACGGAAGACATCGTACACAAAAATATGCGTATGGGTATTGGAGTGACAGGGTACTTACAAGCTACTGAAGAACAAAAGAGCTGGTTATCATACTGTTACAAATACCTGAGAGCCTATGACGAGGAGTACAGCAAAGCCAAAGGATTTAATCCTTCTATCAAACTGACTACCGTGAAGCCTTCTGGTACATTGAGCTTACTGGCCGGTGTGACTTCAGGCGCTCATCCAGGTTATTCGCAGCACTACATCCGTCGTATCCGCATGGCTTCTGACAGCCCGATTGTACCTGTGTGCAAAAGTCACGGTTACCATGTAGAGTTCCAACGCAACTTTGATGGAACTGAAGATCACTCAACGGTAGTGGTATCGTTCCCATGTAAGTTTCCTGAAGGAACTATGTTGGCTAATGACATGACTGCACTGGACCAGCTTGAAGTAATCAAACGCTTACAAGCCGAATGGTCTGACAACGCGGTATCAGTGACCATCTACTACCGCAAGGAAGAGTTGGAAACGATCCGTCAGTGGTTGGCTGAGAACTACATCAATGTGAAGAGTGTATCCTTTCTGTTACACAACGAGCACGGTTTTGACCAGGCTCCACTGGAAGAGATCACAGAAGAAAAGTACCTTGAACTATCTGCAGGTGTAAAGACCATCTCCAGTTTTGATGACACCATCAACCTGAATGACATGGACATCTCAGATTGTGAAGGAGGTGCTTGCCCTGTACGCTAATCAGAAAGGGGCTGTAATTTGTGCAGCCCCTTCTTTTTTAAACCAACACTATGAAAGAGTTATATGATTACCTGGTGCGTGAAAAGATCACTCCCAATGGATTGTTCATCCTGCACGCCACCTATCATAATTACATGTACACGGGGTTTGTCAACTTCAAGCATGAACAGTACAGGCTCAGCCTGACCGGTCATCTGCAAGAACTCAAGACAGATCAGATGCTGTCACCCACGTACAAAATCACTGACAAAGGCCTGCACGTTATCAGAGAAGCTGAGAATACCCTTGGCAAAATCAAACGTGCAAAGAAGACCGACGTACCTTTCTCTGAGTGGGAAGCCTATATTGAAAAGTATAACAGCTTTTTTCCCAAGGGTAAGAAAGAAGGTTCATCGGTTAGTTTCAGAACCAATCCCAAAGATCTGTTTGAACGGTTCAGATGGTTCTTCAAAGAGTACCCAGACTACAGCTGGGAGGATGTGCTGGATGCCACGGAAAAGTATGTCCGTGTGTATGAGGAAGCATCAGACTTTACCTTCATGCAGACCAGCAAATATTTTATCAAAAAAGAAGACAAGAGCAAAACCACAACCTCAACGCTGGCAGACCTTTGTTACAACATAAAGTCTGGCAACAATGATGATGTGAGCTCAGGTTTTCACTACTTTGGTCCTTAATATGAAATCAATTTACATTGACACGGCAACCCAGTTTGTTGGTCAAGTGGATGTGGAAACGACCGCGGATATCGATGTGTATCTGCGGTCTTCTACATTCAGAACCAAACACTGTGCGTTCAACGGTATACCTGTGATGGTATACGTCCCTGATGGGATTGCGTTTATGCCTGCTGAGAAAGTAGGTGACGCTTTTACTTTGGCATTCCTGCCAGATGTGGTTATCTTCAACAGTGCGTTACTGTTCACCAATGACGGCACCAATCACCGCAGCGATTGCACGGTGAGCGCGGTCGAGATTGCTGAACACTTGCGCATTCTTACAGAAGAAGAAAGAACCAAGGTGTACGACAAGATCTTAAATCCTGAAGTACCCTTCTAGTATAAAGAGATAAGCCTGCTCTGGCTTATATTTAGGGGTGAAGTTGTGAGGGGACTGTGATGAGGTCCCCTTGCACTTCAATTATAAACCCAGCAGTTTGAAGAACACAGGGTAGAATCCCTCTGTCTCTACTGCACTGAAATCCTCAATGTTGAAGGCGGGATGTTCAATCTCCTCTTCCACTTTCAGGAGTTCATTCACTGCGTCACGAAGTGTGATGTAGTCCTCATTGACCTTACCATCGACAAACTCAGGTACGCTGATCGCGCCTGTTTCATCTGCTGCACCCAGCTCCTTGATCTTTTCGTTGCGCACCGTCTCAAAATTACTTTTGTGTTCAGCGCAGACCTTGGCCAGCTTAGTCAAATAAAACTTAGTGGTTAGAGAAAGTTTCTGAGAAAGCAGGGCAGCTTGTGTTTCCGTGCCTGTCAGTTCTCCGTGCAGCGCCCATAGTTCTGCTACACTCAGTTTGGTTTTGGTGTTTTCCATAGGTGTTATCCCTGTCCGTTGTAAAGTTTTTTGTAGTTCTTAGAGCCTTTCAACTGAGAGGCTTTAGTCTTTGCGTGCACGCCCGGACGTTTGCGACGTGGCTTGGGTGCAAAGTTATTCGAAGTTCCTTTTGCTTTTGCCATAATTATAGAGAAAAAAATTAGTCTGTTAAGTCAAGTACGTCTGCCACCTGCAGGTAATCCAGGTCAGGCGTAGTGCTGTAAGCATAAGTTTGCATGTTGCTACCTTCCATACTGTAAGACGGATAACGTTGCCAGGTTTCCCCAGTATCCAACAAGAACATCATCTTGTATTTGGTACCAAAAGGCTGTTTTATCAGCGGGTTGATAATCTCTGTGTTGTAGAATGCATCCACAAACTTAAAGTGCGTGGTCATGCCATTCACATAGAAAATGCTTGTTCCACGGTTGCCAGGATCATGAGAGTAACACGCGTTCAGTACGGTAGCTTCATTGGCAAAATCAAACGCACTGTTGTTGTTGCGGTAGTACATGCGCTGGATCAACTCTTCTCCGTCATTCCAACCGGTATGAAACTGAACAGGCAACGTTGCATGCTGGTATACAGGTGTGTCAATGTTGGGTTTGTTACCCAGCAATGTCCACAAGGGTGCATCGTTTGCATCCACGCTTCCGGTGTCAGGCACACAGTAGTTTGTTTGAGGGTCGCACGTAAAACCTTGAGGGCAATCTGCATCAATAGCACATGGGCAACCCGAATTACCATTAGGGTTGAGAATAGACTTAAGCCTTCTTCCTAAAGGTCCTCCAGTTCTACGCGGAGACCTTGTTCCAAATTTTACATACCCATAATCTTCTGTTTCTAAGACACCATACACGCGCAGTTCTTCTCTTTGATCCCATCCGGTGTGGAACTCTATGCCGCCATTACCATTAGGATCGTGCATCTGAGAGCCTGGGCCGCGGTAGATCTCACCTCCAGAAGGTTTAGCACCGACTTTCTGCCATTGGTTAGTGTTATTGATATCAACAACAGAAAGACCCTCAACACACTTGAAACCTTCAGGGCAATCCCCATTTTCCGTGCATTCAAATCGAGTGTAACTAGTACTTACCTGCAACTGTCGTACTTGCTTGCCTTCAATACAGGTATATCCATAACGTGTTGTCTGAGCGTCACCACCGCAGAAATCATAATTCTGCTGTCCATATACCAGGTAACTGCTGCCGTCAAACGCAAACTGGTGTAAGGGTCCTACGTCATCTATGGTAAAGGTCATGGGTACGTTTACTGTTACCCTGTAGTTATACGGCTGTCGACCACGGTCGATGTTGTTCTCTGCTCCACAGGTAGACAATGTTACAGACTTAGTGGAACGCAAAAAGAATCCCAGTCCTGACAGCTTTGTCAGACAGCTTTCCAGTGTGGTGTATTGTTCTTCTTTAATGTGAAATCCTGCAAGCTTGCACAACTCCGCACGACAAGACTCAATGATGTTGCTCTTACCGCCATCCATCATGTATCCATGACCACCAGCGTTAAGCACCGTGCAGTTCTTCAATGCTGAACTGCGTGCACCCAGCATGTAAATGCCATGGTTACGCGCGCCATCCACCAGCACATTGCTCAGCACTACATCATCAATGAATTCAGTACTGGAAAACGGGCTGCCTTTGATGATGTGCAAACCACCAGCGCCTGTTCTTGTGTATACAGTGCTCTCGTTGTCATCGTCCACCTCAATCAAAGATGCAAGTCCTTTAAGTTCTATGTCATGCAGTTCAAACCCGTGGCGTGATACCCAGCTCTGTGTTTCTGCCATCTCAGCGGTAGCACCCACAAAAATGTGGTAGCCTGCGCCCTGCGTGGTCATAAACAAACGGGTCACGCTTTGATCCGTAGTACTTACACCTGCGCGGCTGACACCCTTGATTTTTACATTGGGTGCGTACACATTGAACATGTTGGTGTTCCCTGCCCCTGTATAACCCAGGGTGATGTTACCAAAAAGCAATGTGACAGAACGAGTAATGTTAATGGGTGTTCTGAAATTGACACGTCCTGCGTAAGACGTGCAGTCAATGACAGTACCAGGCGCTGCGTTGTTCACAGCGTTTTGCAGTTTAGCAACAAAGTTCGTTGCTGATACTTGCGGTGTACCAGGAGCAAAGGTTTCAAGTTTTATAGTGGCCATATTACGATAGAGTTAAATTCAGTTGGTCAGCTGCCCAGATAAACGCTTCTGGTGTTGCATTAGCACCGGTGTTCCAGGTGGTATATGCGGCACCGCTCAGCGTAAGATTACCATTGGTGACAATATCGTCACCTGTGGTACGCAGCTCATAATAGAACACGGCCTGACTGTACAGGTCGTCTGCTATTACCCGCAGTAAAAGTTTAGTAGCTGATTGTGTGATTCCGTCCTTCCAGATGTTTACCGGAGAGATGTCATTGATCATGTCATTCATTTATACTTGTGAAAAAATAAGGTTGGACTTATGGTGCTGGGTCTGGGTCAGGTACTTCCTCCCAGATCTCTACATAGTTGCCGTGAGCCTGGGCCTCCTCCAGACTTAGCGTTTCAATATACCCGTTGTCAAATAGCATCCTGTACTTATGCATGATCATTATTTGGTATTTGTGTATGTCTGCCTATAGTAGAGATAATCAGCGAAGAAAGTACGTGACGTGGTACCAACAGCTTTTGCAATATTTAGTTTTGCAACTATTGTTTGTGATGCACCCGTTGGTATGTTAGTACTATGCGTTGCCACAGCCACAGCCATGTCGTTAATAAAGTATTGTGCAGAATTACCTGCAGCATTGATGACGACCTTTAGTTTTACCCATGCACTGTTTGACACTGCCACCGCCGTAGTAGTCTGTGTTCTCACAGAGTTTGCGACGGAAAGGCACTGCCAGTTGGCAGAAGCGACCGATCCATTGAGTGTGCCACCCTCATCATAAGTAAAAAATACACCATTGGTTTCTGCGGAATTGGTGGCAACACTACCATACCCTATAACAATACGGTACCTCTCAGTAGCGGTACTCAGAATTGGTATAAAAACCGATGTTTCATACACCATCTCGCCACCACCAGTAATCAAAAAATTAGATGCAGTGGTTGTGCCAAAAATACCAGAAACACCGGTAGCAGTTGTACCTGTAGCAGGCTGAATAAACCCTTGTTGGTTGGTAGCCCTAACAGTAGGAACCGAACTTGGTACAACGGTCGCGCCAGCACCGCTCCAAAAAGCTGTATGACCTGAACCATCAGTACCGCCTGATGTAGAAACCGTAGTTAAAAAATCATTGAAAAATTCGTAACCGTATTTTGAACGGTCACCATCAAACACAAGTTCATTGCCTGATCCCAATAGCGTATCACCGTGTATACTTTTGATGTTGGTACCAGATACCAGTGCAGCCTGTTTACCATTGAACGTGTTCCAGTGTGCAGCAGACAAGTAACCGTCAGTTGTGGTAGTGGCTTGCGTAATGCTGAATACCCCTGTGGTGTTGTTATACTGAACAGGTGCTGTTGCTGACAAGTCTGTCAGTGCAATGCCGCCACCAGGTGCCGTCTGGAATTCAACTTCACCAGATGCGGGATCAACCAGCGTCAGCACGTCTCCCGTAGAAGCAGATGAGTAGTTTAGCGTTTTGATATATATACCCGTAGGCATTACATCAATACCTGCAGCTCCACTGGCACCTGATGCAATCAGTGTAATATAAGCGTCTCCTCCACCAAACACAGAGACCATGAGACGAGCTTGTTGCACACTATCGTCTACGTTTATATCCACAAACTTGGTGGAATTGAACGAGTATTTACCAACGTTATCCCAAAAAAAGTCATATCCTGCCACATCAATGTTGTTGATCTGGTTGAGTAATGCATTGTTAGTTATTACATCCTGCAAACCATACTGAGGCATTTCAGGTATTGATTGAGTAGACAATACACCTGCACTATCTGCAACCACCATTCTGGTATCTATTCCTGCAAGCACACGAAATTTTACCAACCCTGTTACCAGGTCCATGGCATAATGTGTCAGACCTGTTGTTGCAGTAACTGTAGGGTTGTAGTAAAACCCTGTGAACGTTGAAGTACCTGTTGTGTAGTTCAACGTTGGCATCAGGTTTATTCCATAGTTGTCAAGACCTGTAGTATTAACTGTGTTACCAATTGCATCACCTGTAAAGATTTTAATCAGTGACTGTCCTCCAGTGTGTATGGTACCGTTGTTACTATAGGTAGCATTAAATGCAAATACAGATTTGATAGCAGCACTTGATGCAAATCGTAAGTCTCCTATAAAAGTCAGAGCATGCGCCCCTGCAGCATTATATGCACTTTGTCTGGTGAATCCATCGGCAGTATGCGATATATGCATCTGATCACGAAAAGAGTGTGCACCAGTTCTAATGTCTATACCGTAGAAAATACCTTGTGCTCTGACAGATCCGTTGACATCCAGTTTGTAACCGGCATCTGTTGGTGATGAGGATCCGATGACTACATTTCCATTGGCAAATATCTGCTGCCTTATAATATCCTGTGTTCTGAGCTCTAAGTTTCCTGTGCTGTATTCATTTGACAACACCACGTTGAGTGTAGCGTTGTTGTAACCCAGGTACGATTTAGCAGAAGGAGAAAGTGTTGTCTGGTTTATGTAAAACTTCATAAACCCGCTGCTGGACTCCCTTTCAAATACCAGGTTGTTTGCTTCTGTTCTTAGTCTGGTCGCTGTACCTGCATATATAGTACTGGTAACACCTGTTGCAGTTATACCACCTACAGTAATTGTGTTTAAGGTAGTGTTTCCCCTGGTTGTTACACTATTCAACGTGTCTGCCTCTGCTGTAATATAACCAGCAGTACTGTGATCACCCCATCCGTAAGCTGTATTCCAGTTTGTAATATCTGTAGATGATATTGCTGCAGCAGCACTTGCCGTAAAGATCGGGTCTGTCTCTGTAAATGAAGTGATAAATCCAGCATCATTGGTAAACTGACTAAGTGCTGTAGGTTTGTTCAGAATTTGTGCTTCACCTGTAGTAGCATTCCAGTCAGAAAGAATCTGGCGCAAACGATTACCTACGCCCAGATCTGTCCAATAAGCATTGCCACCTATAACAGGTGGTACACCATCGTTGTTAGCAAGTGCCGAGTATATATGACCCTGGTAGTACACCAGGTCACCTACTTCATACTGTGTTCCGTAACCGCTAAAGTGATAGCTGTCCAATTGTGTGGCAACTTTAAGTGGTGCGGATGCATTTTCCAGATTAGTAACACGACCATCAATATCTGATGTCTGGCCATAAATGGTTACAATATCACCCTGTATCCCGGTTACAGCAGTTTCCAAGATGCTTACACTACCCTGCAGGTTAATGATATCTGCTAGGATAATATCAATGCTGCCATAGATACTAGTGACATCCCCCTGTAAGGTGGTGATGTCGCCCTGTATATCAATGATGACCTGGCAGTTTAATAGCTCTGTGCAATCAATGCCACCGCCACCTGTTGTCTGAATGACCAGTTCACCACCTGTATAAGTTGCAGTACCGGTGACGTCACCTACTAATTTTAACGTGCTCAAGCTGCGCTGTATCTTTTCAATCGCACCAAGCACCGTGTCAGAAGCCATTACAGGATTTGCGTAACGGTCTACTTCTGTAAAACCGTCAAGCGGTCGCTGCAATACCAAATCAGTTTCCTCAATGCCTGTATGCTTTGTCCACCAACCATGTTTAATATAGGCGAGCACAAAACCAGGATCCGCTGTACTTACAGGGACTCCTTGATAATCAGGCAGTTCAAAAGGTACAAGAAACTTAGATGGCATACGTAGATTATAGGAGAAGGCAGTGATACCTCCTCCTATATAATATACTCAATTCTTACTGATTTTTCTTCATCTGTTGCACTCTGTCTTCAGGGTCAAAGAAGTCGCGGAAGTTGCGGATACCAGTGAGATCTTCAATGTCTTTGACGATCTTGGCATCACCCTCTTCAAAGCGTCCTGCCTTGCGGGTATAGAACGCATCTTTCCATATCTGGTAAGCTACATCCCCGTCATATTCAGGGTCTGGTTCTTCTCCACCGTTGTACATCATAGCCATGATATAGTTTAAACCATGGGAGCCAAAGCGCTTGATTGCGTTCAACTCTCGTGTATACACTGTCAGTGAAGTAAAGTTCCTGATGTACTCATCAGATCCCCCACCTAGCGGGAACATGGATGTGGTCTCCCCTTTCACACCCCACAGGACGCGCAGCATGTTTCCTTCCAGCATGCTAATCTCTTCATCGTCATCATCCTTTCTTCTCAAATAACTCATGGCTGCCATAGACAACATACTCATAATGGCCATCATGATCATATCACGGCGGGCCTGCGCAATCTTGCGGGAGTAGAAATCCCCCTGGCGTTCTGAAGTCTGACCTGTGTCCTTGTCCATCACGTCAATCAGGTCCATGTTGCTGCCGAACTTTCTGGCAAGCTTGTCGCCCAGTACCAAGTGCTTCAGTGTATTTGCAGGACCGTAGTATTGCCATGCCATGGACACTGCTCTCCAGTAACCCACCGCTACCTCACCTGCCTCCCAGTTAGGTCTCAGGTATCCAAAGCGATTAAGTACTTGAGGAATAAGGTATTTACGGTAGAAAAACATCAGCTTACCCAGTACAGTTTGTTCAAACTTAGCTTGGTCAGACTGTGCGTAGTTACCCTGTGCACGACGAATCTCTGAGTAGATAATGTTTCTCAGGCGGTTCTCATCTTCTTCACTGTACTCAACCATGGGATTACGCGTCAACATACCTGAGCTGTCCTTGTAATACGCCTCGTGTGCAGGGACCAATACATCGTTTCCTTCAGCATCCTTCTCATACACTGCTTTACCGCTGGCATCAAAGCTTGCGATCTTCTTGAACCTGTACTTGTTCATCACAGCATACATCACGGTCAAACCGATTTCTGTATCTCCTTTGTCCTGGATCATGTTACCCATCTCCTGGATGTTCATGACCTTACCCATCACACGGCGAGTGCTGCCTCCGGTTACGTCGCTGACATACTTGGTATAGTCTTTCTGCAATGGGTTAATCATGCGGTACAACATAGTGCTTTCGGTCAAGTCGCTGACCTTACCCCAGTCTTTGAAGTAGTTAGCCAAAAATCCGTCATATCCATAGATCTTACCCTTGGCCCACATAAAGTCGCCCTGGCTAAAGTGGTCACTCTTGAAGTTACCTGCAGCAATCCAGGTCTGTACGTTACCAGAGATGTAGTTTTTCATCTGGTTAGCTACGTCAAAACCCATACGGATGAACGCCGTGTACGCCATTACCTGCTTAAGTCGCTTTCTCAGTACGCGTGCCTTGGAGTCTTCGTTCTCCTCCTGGCCGTATGCAAACTTCTTACGTTCAAACTTCAGCTGGTCAATGATCTTATCCAGCTCACGCTGGCGCACAGACATGTCTACCGGTTTGCGTTCTCCTGTTACAGGATCTGTCACATAAGTGGCACCAGCTTCAATCTCTCTTTTCAAACGACCGGACATCATCTCCAGATAAGTAATTGCGTTGTCTGCCATAGGCACAGCGTCTTGCATAGCAATGTTGAAGTTAGCCTCCAACACATACTTGATCATCGCACCGATGGCGTCCTGTGTCTGGATGTTAGGGTCAAGCTGCTCGGTAAAGCGCATGCGAATACGTCCTCCCAAATCTCCATACACGTTGGATACACGCTCTTGCTCTCCTACTGCTCTCACACTTTTATCCACAAACTTGCTCCACTCTTTTTTCAGTCCACCCATGATTCCTTCTTCTGCCAGGTTCTCAATAAGGGACGCAGCATAACCGGGTACCATATATCCAACCTTGCGACCCTCCACCTTTTTTTGCAGCTCAAAGAACATGTCCATCATCTTGTTGTAAAACGTCATGACCTTTGGGTCAGCCATCAACTTCTTATAGTTGTCATTGATGTTTGGACTATTCTCATAACCAGGCATAATCTGGTAGTGGCCGTTGGCGTCTACTGTTATACCTTTAGGCATAGGGATACCGTCAGGGCTTTGCAAAAACGCAGGGTTCTTGGCGCTCTCTCTGATACGCTTGATGCTATACTTTGGATGCGGTAACTCCGTATCCATGTATTGATCATACACAGATGGGTTTACCACCACCTCTTCGTTAAATGTCTTTGGTGTTACGTTACCACGCACGTCATAACCTTTCGCAATAGACTGGTAAGGCTGATAGTGGTTCATATTATACCACTGCTCAAAGTCTGTTTCCACTACGTCAAACTGTACGGTGTAGAAACGCAAGTCTTTCTGCGCTTTCTTGATAACATCAGGATCACCCTTTGCACGTGCTGTGGCAAGATCATTCTCCGCGTTGATCATATTGCGGTATGCGCTGTCCAGCATGCGGTACTTATCGTCAAATAGTTCTGTGTAGTACTTACTCAACTGACGCATGCTCAGCATTTCCAGCGTTGCGTTTATTGCGCTTAGCTCCTGCTTTTCATCTTGTGTAAGTTTAGGGGCTGTCTTATCCTCCTGGCGCTCTGCTATGATATCCTGTATCTCTCCCTCAATTCTATCAAGCTCCTCAATCTCTTCAGCCTGCATGTACTTAGGATTGAACCTTCCTGCTGCATCTTTGTGTGGACGCATAATGGAACGTTTTTCCTCCATAAGTTTTTGGATACGATCGTCTGTACCAAATATGGCAGCACGCGCCTCATACAGTTCAGCCATCTTCTCATACCACTCAGCCTTTGGACGGTTAATGGTATTCTCTTTCAACCACTTGGCCCACATGTCAGGGTCATCAGCGTATCTGTTGAATGCGTTATCATACATACGCTTGAACAAACCTTCATTGGGTATAAACTCAAACAGTTTGTCAAACTCCTGCATGTAACGCGCATAGTCTGGGTTACGCTTCTTGGCCTCTGCCTTCAGCTTCTTGATCTCTACATTGATCTCTTTTACACGGTCCAGGTCAGACTCCTCCAGCAACACTTCGTTGCGGGCACCTACCTGGTGCATGATCACCTGGATCTCCAGATACTTCTTCTGCATCTCGTCGCGGATGTCCTGAGGCAGAAGCTGCTGTAACTTATAGTAAGAATCTACATAAGGTAAGCTGGCATTCTTTTGCAGCCATGTCATGTAGTTGTCTACTTCCTTTTCACGCTCGCGCTTTTTATCCAAGTACGTTTTCTCCAGCGTTTTCATATCACGCTCTTTTTCACGCATCTCCTTTTCCAACTTAGTGTTGGTAGGATCTGCAGCCAGTGCTTTGGCAGCTTTGCTGTACACACTGAATGAAGCAATGTAATTGCGGTTGGCATCATACACCTGCTTATTCATCTCACGCATATTTGTAGAATACGCACGGTATGTCTGCTCGTATGCCTCACTCATGGGTTTGGTAAAGTTGAGCACACGTTTTTCTATTGTCTTACCGCTTTTTGAATCCACCCATTGTACTGTTCTCCATTCGCTTACAAGCTTGTTAAGATCGCCAATACTCATGGATTTCAGTAGCTCATCACGTGCGTTGTCAAAATCAAGGTTAACCATATTACGCATGGCTTCACGCTGGGCGTTGGCCTGGGCGCGCTTGAACATCTGTACATATGCACTAACAATCATGTTACTGTCACTCACACCTGCAATCAGCTCTCCACCGGATACAATGTTACCAAGACCTGCAAACGCGCTGTTGTTGAAAATATCTTTAGACGCCATGTGAAAATCACTGTTGGGGTCTGTGACACCCTCGATGAACTTTCTCAAGTCTGCATCATCAAATGACACACCTGTCTCCAGGTATTGCTCTAGGTTCTTGATCTGTATTTCCAGTGATGTCATCTCGCCTACCAGGCTGTTACCATTGGCACCCAGCTTCTCCGCAATCTTCTCCTTATACTCTTTACTCAAAAACGACAATGTTGTATTCTTTAGCCAAGGCATCACACCCGCAAACTCGCCTTTTTGTAACTTGGCAAGCTTGGCTTTCAGGGCATTGATCTTGGGTATCAAACTTTCTTCTGACTGACGTTTGACTCCCTCAAAGGTTTTCTCTCCCATCATCTTCGCAATCTCTACCAGGTTCTCTAGTCCAGCCTCAGAAAAGTTTCCTTCAATGCGGGCATTAGCCAGCTCCATAGATTGCAACTTCTTGCTGATCTCAGAGTCCAACCCCAGCTTTTCTTTATTGGCAGGATTACGACGGCCCTCATCCACTATCTCTTTCAGTGCCATGATTACACTCCACATCCCGCGGGACTTGTTGTACACCATACCTATCTGAGACTTGTGACGGTTCTTCTCCTTCTGGTTGGTTGCGTTCTTTAGTCCAGCAATAGCCACGTCACTGGATTCTTCCAGCTGGATCAAGTCGTTTTGCAGGTAGTCCAATACCAGGGAAAAGTTTACACTGGCTGAAGCGTCCTGTCTGGCCAGGATATCATCAAAGCTGCGCAGTGTTTCTCTGCGGTCAGCCAATACCTTTCTGCGCTCCGGGTCTTTGTTTTCAGACTTCTCCAGGTCCGCAATCTGTTTGATGATGTCATCCAGTTCTCTTTTTACTGCGTTCTTCAACGCGGCCATCAAACGCTCCATGCCTGCCTTTGAAGGTTCAAAGTCAAAAATGTTAGCTTTCTTCTTAGCCTCCTCTGTCTTAGCAGAACCAGGATAAGGTACTTCTTCATCAATGATACGACGCATGTCTGCAATACGCTGGTCACTGGTGCTAAGTTTGGTCTCTAACTCATAGTTAGTACCGGGCTGCAGTACACCGCGGGCGTAATCGTAGTAGTTATCCTTGTTAAATATGTGCAGGTTAGCTGCACGGTAACTTCCGCTGTCCTGATCTGTCTCATACAACAATGCTACAATCTGGCTTTTGATGGTGTTGATACCATGCTGGGCCAGAATGTTTTCATACGTCTTCAGCTGCAAGGTCCATGTGTCATACGCTGTACGGTATTGTTTCTTTAGTAATCTCAGCGTACCTGCTTTACCATCAACCTTCATGTTTTTATGTGCCAGATGCAACATCACAGCAGCCTTATCCATGTACGTTTCTCCTGTAACAGGGTCAGTCACGGTAGTACCGCTCACTTTCTTTGTCTTAAAGTCAAAGATCTCTACGTTACCATCAGAGTCAATAAGCAACATGTCTAGTCGACCAATCACCATGCTACCACTCTTGGTCATACCGGTAACGGTAATCTCTGGCAGGATCATGTAGTTTTCGTCTGCTTTGGCAGTTACCTGGATCGCAATACGCGTAGCCAGGTTAAACATCATGTCTTTAGGAAAATCCTTTACTTCTTTTTTCTTGCCCTCTACGTAGAACTTCTCATAGCGCTTCTCAAAGAAATCACGTGTCAGTACCTGAGAGATGTTACGACCGGTGCTTAGTGCATCCTGCTGTGCAAGTTCAATCACTTCATGCATAAAGATTCCAAACTCTTTGAACTCCTCATACTTGCTGGGATCACCCTTGAAGTCTGCGGAACCGAGCAGGTTGGATACGCTTACGGTCTTTACAGTCTGCTCACCACGAGCTGCCTTATCAATGTTATCCTCAAGGAATCTCTGATAAGAACGGTTCATATTGATGAGCGTCTGCAGTTGTGCATTCTGTGCATCTGTACCGCGGAGCATCATGTTCTCCAGGTGCTTCTCCTGCTGCTTGGCACGTATGAGTTTAAACTCATCGCTGGACAGTGAGATCTGTTCATCTTTCTCCTGGGTAGGCAGACTTTGCAAAAGTTTGTGTGCGGTGGCTACATCAGGCACCTCAAAGTTGTTCATTTTGTAGACCGCTAGTGCATCACCCTCGCTGCCAAGTGCGGCAACAAGGGATTTCCATGCGGGGTCGTTAGGGTTTGGGCAAGAGCTCATAGGTTAGAGACAGGTAATATCTTCAATTATATCTTCAGTGAATTTCACGCCACGCGTCTTATCAACATATCGTTTTGCTTCCTCAGCAAATTTGTCAAACGGCATACGTTGGCTACTATTCTGGTACAAATATCGTAAAGCTTTGTCCGTCATGTTCAGGTCAACCAAATCTTTTTCAAGTGAGGCTTCCAGATTTCCATCTTCATCCTCAAACATGTCAGGCTGTAAGTCTTGCTGTTGCTGGGTTTGCGCAGGTTGTGCAACAAGAGCCATAATCGCCTTGCGGTTACCATCATTCTCTGCCCAGTTCATTTGTTTGAACGTTGCCATAGAGATGATGTTTCCTTTTGGTGTGACCATGTACTGCTTGTCATTATACGTTACAATCTTTGCAGTCTGCGGTTGTGCGGTAAGGTTACGCTCTGCTACGGACACTTTAGAACCAGCTCCTTCTTTCGTTGGATTATAGATCTGTATGGTTCCGTTAGCGTTGATCTTTGTCACAATATAGACAGCATCATTAAACTTGACGTAGCGTCCAGGCTCGATGGTAAGTGTTGTTTCTTCAGCTTCTTCTACGGGCGCTTGCTCTTCAGTTTTCTCAGCTGGCTTTTGAGCAGGCTCACTAACTGTGATACCGCGTTTCTTCGCCAGGATTCTAGCAGCCATACCCAGGTCACCAGAAATACCAGCACCCTCCGTCTCATCGACTTCTTCTTGTTCATCATTAGTTTCAATAACTTCTTCTTTTTCAGGAGTAGCTCTCAAGGTTTGTGTTGCTCTAAAATCTGTAGGGATGTAGTTTTCAAAATCATCATAGCTTACTTCCTCTACTTTCTCTACGCTCATCTCAGCAAATCTGTTGATCTCATCTGCATCAAAACCAAGTGGAGAGATGTTATTGCTCATCAGATTACCAGGTACAAGCGTGTAACGCGCAGTATCTCCAACCGTGTTGAAACCACCTTTCTTACCAGAAAGCGTGTCATACACACTCTGACCGATGGTGTTGCTTGTATCACTTCCTGCTCCCTGTAGCATGTATACAGAACCATCCTGGAACTTAATCACCATGGGAAACATCCAGTTGTTCTCATCTCCCGGAGTAATGCCATAAGACATGGCAATACGCTGGATAGCAACATTGTTCAATCCATAGATACCAAGTTTTTCACTAGACAAATCTAATATAAACTCAGGGCCCAGTTCTTTTTCACCCAATGGAAGTACGGTGTTACCACGCTGGCTGGTAGGTACAATCTCACCGGCTTTACCAAACATGGCGTTCACCACATTGGTAACGGCTGCACGTTTCTCATCATCGCTCATGTCTACAGAAACCGGTAGGGTCTGCATCAGGCGTTTGTTACCGCTGACGTTCAGGTTGTATCGGGTCTTGATGCGGGTGTTGTTGGGTTCTTTGATTGCGTTGTACACCATGTTGGTAAACAGCATATCAAAAGCATCATACACCGCGTCGTTGTCTGTTGCTCCAAAGTATTTCTGGATCATAGACTGGAACGCCTCTGGATCGTTGTGCGTGGTTTTCAGGGTGTCAACAAACATATCAATGTTGTTGCTTAGTTCTTTTCTGAATACGCGTGGCAGGAAGTTGTAGAACATGTTCTTCTTGTGCCCCATGCCTGCACGTGCAAGCTCATGGTAGAACAGTTTCTTTAGGAACAACTTACCTTCCTGGTCATTCATCAAACTCAATGCGTCATTGTATACGCCACTGGCCTCGTCGCTTTTCAGCTTTACCGTGTTGATCATCTTTATGAAACGCATAGGCAACTGCTCGTCACCCACCTGTGCAAGCTCAGATTCTACCACCTCTTCTTTAAGGAAGTTGAGGAACTTGTTGTTGGGGTACTTGGTCTGGAAGCTGCGAAGCTCCTCACCCAGCGTGTTTGTAAACCAGAACTCTGCGGTAAACGTATCTTGCAACGCTTTGTCTTCACGATCAATCAAACTCTGGATGTACTTATCACTTGACTTTCTGCTACCTGGTAACGTATCTCTCAAACGCTTGATAGCCACATAACCTACAATCGTCTTAGCAATCTGACTCTTGTCGTTGAACAACTCTTTAAACACGCGGTTGATCTCGCGGAAGAATGGTCCACGCTCCAGGAACAGGTTGGATGACTGTTGATCCAGGTCGTTTGCCATCCTGTACAGCTGATTCCACACCTGATCGTTAATCATAGGTGCCATAGACTCTTCTGTAAAGATGCTCTCTGCCGTCATCATGGATGACATGTTTTTGTAAATTGTATCAAAACTTGCAAAGTCAGGGTTAAGTGACTTGAGCATGTTGATCATGGAGCCTGCCGTTGAAATATCAAATGACTGAGCGGCTTGTTGTTCATACATAAACAACAGCACAAACTTCTTTGCTTCTTCTGACAAAACAGCTTTGCTCTTTAGTGCAGAAACATTGAATCCGATTTCGCCAATGCTGAGCTCATTATTCATCATGCGCTCGTCGTTGAGCATCTCACCACGATCTTTTGGTGTGGTAAACTCGATGACCAACTGGCTCTTGTTGAGCATAGGCTCAAACATGGTAGAGTTTTCGTTCAATAAACCTGCCTCTTCCAGCTCCTGGTACACCTCTTCTGTCAATACAGCACTGGCTGCTTTTCTCACTTCTGAGGACAGTGATGCAAATTGCTGGTTGGTAGTAGAACGTAACGCGCGCTGTGTAGCAATTACATTTGCAGTTGCCTTGGCTATCTCAGGGATAAAGTTAAACCCAATGGCAAACTCAGGACGCAGACCCACACCGATCATGGCTAGGGTGACACCTGTGTTCACGTCGTTCATCTTCAGCGCAGATGGAATAGGCTCCTTAACACCATCAGCAAACATACCTAGTACGTTTCCTATCAGTGCAATTACACGCTGGTTCTCACCATTGATACTACCAAACTTGTTCAGACGATTCCAGTTCTTTCCGTCTGCTGTGGCATGGAACTGCCATACAGGCTTAGCCAACTCCAGCTGATACCAGCTAGCCATTGCCAAAAACTTGTTCATGTTGGCAGTGATACCGATACCGTCCTTGAAGATACCATTGTCCGCCTTGGAGCGAATGATAGAACTGATGGTATAGTGGTTGGTCTTAAGACCTGAACGTTTCAGGTCAATGCCAAATTCTTTAGCAAGCTGTTTGAAACGATCCACGCTGGAACGCTCACGCTTGTACAGGTAGTTAAAGATATACTCGTTACCCAACATTGCCTGGCGTGCATTCAGGTTCTGGTTCTGAAACTTATCCGCCACCAGGTCTTTCATGAACTCATGCTTCTCAAAAGCTTCAATGCTGATTGGGATATCAAACTTGCTAAACACATCAAACATGGCTTTTATCTTAGCAGCGCTGTACATAAACTTCTCTGCTGTAGATGCAGCCTCCCAAGACTCTTCCTGTAACGGACGGATGTTCTTGATGGTGTCAAACAACTGTTGCTTTACGCCACGGATTTCTTCAATGGCTTTTCTGCGTCGCTCCTTGATATCCTTTATGCTGTTAGCACGCTTCTTGCCTTTCATCTTGGTCTCACCCAGCGCAATCTGATCTTTCAGATCATCCAGGTAATTTCCCAATTCATCACGCTGCTCAGAAAGTGCGTCAATATCTGATTGCATTTCATCCAGGCGTGCGCGAATCTGACCAAGGTTGACTGTTTTTACAAAGTCATCCTCAGTAAATCCAAGCATCTCCATGTAGCGGAAGATCTCTGAATCTGAGTCCATGTCAAATGAACCCTCTTCCATGATCTCACGCATGCGGTTAGCAATCAAATCACTAAACTCTTCTTTCTTGCTCATGAAGTGCATGAACTCTACAAATTGTCCCTCACGTTCGTTACGGTAATTCTTGTAGTCTCCATACTTTACAAACTTGCCCATCATATTCTTGTAGTAAGAATACGCCTGTGCATACAAAGTGTCCACGTCAAAGTCAGAACCTGCTAGCAAGTGCACCATGTAAGGCACTACAATACCATTCAGGTTAGATGAGTCCATGTAGTCTACAGCTTTGAGGATTACCATAGAACGCTTGTCCTCCGTAGGGATACGGGTAGCAAACATGCGGGTCAACTCCTGCTCAAAGAACTCTTTGAACTCAGGGTTGTCGCGGAATGGTTCTGGCAGAATACACTCTACCATGTAGATAGTACGACCGGTAGGATTACCGTCTTTGTCTAACTCTGCTTCCTGGGTTACGCCCAGTTTGCGGGTACCTACATTGGTATACAGTTTTGGGTTCTTAGCATAGTCCGCAGTCTTGATCACCTTGCCGGTGGTCTTATCATAGAGTACGTCGTATCCAAACTGGCTGATGTGGATGTATTTACCTCCTGCTCCTTTCTCGTCAGTGACGTGCTTGGAATATTGAGAGAAGAAATAGTACTCCAGCATGCTGCGGATCTCCGGCATGTTGGGGCTATACAATGGTTTACCTGAAGCATCCAGTTCAAAGAGCTCCAGCATTTGCTGAGGCGCACCTTGTACAGACAAGTTCTCACGGATCATATCGTAGATCTTGCTGATCTTAAAGTTACCCGCTTCTACAATGTCGTTTACAATGCTCTCCGCCTGTTCTGCAATCTCTTTAGATACGCTGCTGTCATTGTTTAATGCGTCCAGTATCAAACGCGCATTTTGCTTATGGCGTTCTGTAACTGCTTTCTTACCCTTGAAGTCATTGATGACCACTGCCAGTTGACTGATCTGTGCTGCTGCATCTGCAGATACATTCTCTGCTGCTGCGTTCTTAGAAAGTTCTTTCTGGCGGGCCGATGCATCTGAAGGCACCATGCCTCTCATAACATTAGTCAGGTACAACAAGCGTGAACGGGTTGCGTCACGCAGCGAATCTTCATAGTCTTTTACAAGTCTCTCAGACAAATCGTCCAGGAACTTACGCTCTTTAGCATCCAACTTGCGATTGTCTGCAATCTCAATGAGGTCAGCCAGCATGTTAATGTCAGCTGGCAACAGCATCTTGGCTTGTACGGAAAGCTTGGCTTTATCTTTTACTCCTGAGGTTTCCACCTGCAGGAACTTAAATCGGTTGTCTACCTCCACCGCAATGAAATCAAGGTTCATGTAACCTTCTTTCTGTGGTGCAGTAAATACGCTGATTGGCAACTTGGTTGTGTTCTTAGACGCCTCGTTATCCATCAACTGGTCAATCTGGAAGTACTCCATGGCATTGAGCATATCGTGCGCCATCTTACGGTGGGGCAATGGCTCATAGAATTCATGGATCATCTTTACAGTATCCTGGATCTGTCTAAATGTGCTGGCAGCGTCTTCACCATTAAGTCGCTGTGACTGGTATACTTTACGCAAGTCATAGACTTTACTCCACATTGTGTGTAGCACATCATATACGTCCTGCTCTGTTTCAGCAGTACCGTCAAAGTACTCATCCTTGATGCGGCTGGTATCCAGACGGTCAAACAAGTTTTCAGATTGTTTGTGGTATGCATTGCGCGCTCCTACTACTGTCTTCTTAGCATTGTTCACCACCTTCATGGCCTGCAACGTCATGATCTCAGACTCTGTCAGTTTACGGTAGTGCTTTGCAATCAACAAATCGAGCACCTTGGACGTCAGACGACCCAGTTGTTCGTGCATATCTATCTGGTGCATAAGCAACGATATTGACTGACCGTCAAATATCTTTTGCAACATGCCTGCATACTTGCCACCAAAATCGTTTTCACCACTTTCTTCTGCAATGGCTTTCTTGTAATCATCCATCAGGATCTGCTTTACTTCAGCAGATGGTAATGGGTCATTCACAATCTCCTGTTCTGTAAAGTAAGGTCCATACTCAGGATAATCCTCGTGTATAAATCCTTTAATAGTTTCCAGCACAGCTGCGCGGTGATAACCTTCTTTCATGTTGTCACCACTGGCCAGGTATTTCTTGGCACGCTTAACCATATCCTGCGCGTTCTTTACGTTCATCGCAGGGTTGCCGTCAAACACGTCGTTGAAATGCAGGGCGTTGGTCCAGTTGTTATAGAAGTAATCTGCCAGGATATTCTCCCAGTTCATGCGGCTTACCGGTGAACCTTTCACCACGCCGTATTGCTCCATCAAACCAACAGGTTTCTGATAACCTATTTTCAGCTTGGATGGTAACATGGTGCTGGTGATGAATTCTACTTCAGCATCACCCGCAGCATTCTTTTCTTTTTTGCGCTCAATGATGTTGTTGAACTCCAGTACTTTCAAGTACGTTTCAAACTGCTTCTTGGCATACTCTTCCAACAATAGTGGAAGACCGCCCAAATCAATCTCTTCAAACTCCAGTCCCTCTTCTGCTGACTCTGCAAACACATCCTGGATAGCAGGGTTGGCTGCAAAGAAATCTTCAAGCTTGTGGAACTTGTATGCTTTCAGCGGATTACCATTGGCATCGGTGAACTGCACCTTGCCATTGGAATCACGACGACCGTTAAAGTCTTTGACAATGTTGTTGGCAGTATAAGACTCGTATTCTTTTTTCAGAGCATCACGACGGGCAAACTCCTTACGCATGCTCATATACTCCTGGCGGATAACGCCTACCAGGTCTTCTACTACAGCAAGCACAGGTTTAGCCACACCATCCATCTTCACAGTTTTCATACCGTCCTTGTTCGCAAACTCGCGGTATAGCGCTGATACTAAAAAGTTAGTGTTGGATGACTCCAGCTGATGAAACGTGCGTCGGTAAGTTTGTATGGTTACTTTACCATCTTTGGCATTGGAGGTTTCCTCCATGCGACTCAGAAATGATGTAAAGTTCAGGATGTGTAAAGCGTATTCATCCAGGTCCTTGAACGTCTTACCGTCCAGCACCGTGTCTCCCACCTTACCCTGCACACCACCAAACATCTCTACACGCAGGTTATTCAGCATAAGCTTGACCATCTTGGTCATCTCATCGTCCTTACCCTGCATCACGCCACCCAACAAGTGGTTGTTGGCAATATAATCTTTCAGGTATGCCTCATAGTATGGGTCTTCCTGCAACATGCCATCCAGTCCTTTCTGGCGCACGTCTTCTGCAGTAATCACCATTGGTGAGTACTTCACATACTCATAGATTGGTTTACCTTCTGCATTGTACACCACCGAGCTGAATGCTGTTGGGTCATACTTAACCATGAACTTGGCAGACTTACGCAGGATGCTATTGAAGCTTTTTACTTCAGTAGATGCTGTGTTCTCATCGTCCAGCATGTTCTCAAACATCTTACCGGGTGCTGTCTCAGAACCTGCAGCAGCTTCCAGTATGTTCTTCAGGTTGGTGAAGAATGTTTTCTCCAGGTATTCTTTCTCGTTGGCAAACGGACGGTCAAGCTCGTACTTGGCAAGGGTGTCTTCACTCAGTTTGCTGATGGTCTTCTCATTCTCCATCTCCTGGATAGCAATCAATGAAAAGCGCAACATGGATTTAGGAATCTGCAGACCAATAGCCCACATGTTCTTGTGCAAACTGTCTACCAGGTTGTCTAGTGTTTTCTGACTCTTGTCACCGGTAAACAGCGTCTCAGAAGAATCCACTTTGCTCATCAGTTTGATGAGTGCCAGCATAGCCTTGCGGTATTCTGGATTGTCCTTCTCAGACTTCTGTGTCAGGATCATGCGTTCAACAAGCTTGTTTTTCTTGTTGTTGATGTCCTTGTATTGTATCTTGTCTGATATGCTGAAGCGAGGCGTGGTATCCTTTTGGATATCTTCATCGCTCATCATGTCAATATCAACTGCTTCAGTGTACTGCATGTTGAACATCACATATCCAATGCGTGTTCCGTGCAGCACGTTCAGTATCATCTTGTACATCTGCACATTGGCCATAGGCATAGAGCCGTTGTCCAATAATGTCAGTTTCTTAATCTCATTGTATACCGCCTCCAGGTCCATGGCTTCGTTGATAAGACCATCGTCATACCAGCGCTCATATACCATTTTCAAAGTAGGCAGGATTTGTTGTGGCTCTTTGTTAGCAGCAATCTTTAAAAGCGTAGGGGACATCTTGCGTCCGTCTACAATCGCTGGAACCAGGATGCCATACACAGGGTGAATATAGTCCCTGCGGATGGTGCTCAAGAACTTCTTGAATTCTGCAGGAAGAGAGTCCATGCGGTTCAACTCATTGATGGATGCTTCAAAGTCACCAGACTCAGGATTCTCCTCACGGTTCTCTGCGTTCTCATCATGTGGTTTGACCGCTGCGTTCATTGCATCTTCCAGGTTCTGCGTATTCAATGGATTGGTAGAGCTTACGTTGAACTCATTCAAACGCTTGCGCACCAGTGCCATCAATGCGGCCATAGATTCTTCACCATAGGTGTTGGTACCGTTGTCCAATACCATGGCATCATTGGTGTCTATGCCTGTGGTATTAATATCATACACATCTGTTTGCTTACCTGCTTTGTTATCACGCAGGCGCTGACCCAGGACAAAACGCATCTGGTTATACTTAGGCAAGAACTCCTTTTTGATGTCCGCGTGGAACTTAGGATCTGCCTGGCGCAGCAACATGTCTATGTTATACACTTCATTCAGCAGCACAGTAGCTGCGTCCTGAAACTTCTCTTCAAACTTTTTCTTGGTGTTGTCTGCCAGCATTTGGCGTACAACCATGTTAACCGCTTCTTTCTCCAGGTCATCCAGCAATATAGTAGGTCCACTCATCACACGACCCGTAGGTGTAGTGACCAGCTTTCTCAGACCCTTGATTTCAAAGGCTGCCTTGCCATCATATGCTTTTCCAGAGATAATACTTTCTTTGTACTTGCCAGTAGCGATGTCACTATATGTTTGTTCAATGACGTCACGGTTGGCTTTGAACATACCAATCAGTTTCTTGAGCAATTCAAACAACTTGCCTATCAGTCCTTTAGGGGCTGTGGCACGCTTGGCACGCATATAACGCTGGAACCCATCAGCTAGAATCTCTTCTGCTACCAGGTCCATCATCTCCGCTTTGTTGTACACAAAGTTGCGCACACGGGCAAACTCAATCAGGTTCTCATCTCTGAACTGCTCTGCGTATTTAGGATTGCCAATAACCTCATTAAGCAACTCCCTGCGTTGCATGTCTGTCATCAGGTAGCGGAACACACCATGAAATGCTTCATGGAATACAATCCCTTTGCTCAGCATGGCTGCGTTGAGGTGCAATACGCGATCCTTAAACATACCCAACACTGTACCATCAATACGCATCAGGTCTGCAATGCTTTGCATGTCAGAAACCTCGATACCAAACTGACCCAATGCTTCCTTGAACCATGCAATCTCGCTCTTGATATCCTGCATGGATGCAGCTTCATACTCGTCTGCAATCTTAAACGCCTCATCCTCCATACGGGGGATGTCAGGGAATGAACTTGGATTCTCTGCACTCTTAGCATCGCTTGCCATCATCTCATTGACAATGCGCATTGCTTCTTCCATAGAAGGAACGTACTCTGCCACAACACCCTCCTCTTCGTGCTGGATGTCATAGCTGTCATTGATCTTCAAGATGGTGTAAGGACCCACCACCGCACTGTTGGCAGCAGGGTTGACCATGGCATCAATAGCATTAGATAACTCATCATACATCTGATTGAGGATGCTATCCAGTACAGCATTGACCACATCATCAGGTTGACCTTCCATTTGATCAGCCATCATTTCCATGCGACCCATAAAGTCGTTGTAGATCATGCTGTAGGTAGGATTGTTAACCAGTTCCTGTTGTTGTGCGTTCAGCTCTTTAAGCGGAATACCATCTGCCAACATCTCAAATGCTTCAACAATTACATCTGCATTTACTACAGCTGCATCATCGGTAAGCGTTGATGAGGGTTCTACAATATTCACAGGCGGTGCTGTGATAGACGTACCTTCACCAGACGGTGACGTAGGATTTACAATTACTTCTGTGGCAGGTGCTGTTGCAGTACTTGCCTTGGAGGTGATCAGGGTTTCTGCACGGTTGGAGTGCTTAACCGTAAAACGTTTAGCATTGCGATAGAACGATGGGGTGCCCGCTTCTTTTTTACGGTTCAGTCCCACGTGCGGCCACTTGTTACCTTCATTGTCTTTGTCTACTACCAGGTACTCCAGGTTAAACCCTTCGTTAGGGAATGTATAGGTACTGCGCAATGCAGCTTCTACCTCAGGGTGTTCACCCATTCTCTCTTGCAGCGGCTTAATCACCAAGTCAATCAGGAATTGTGCAAACTTCTCACGGGTATCATTAAGATATTGTACAAGCTCTTGTGCAGATTCAGTCAGACTGTTGCTTTCTTCCATTACGCTTAGTGCACTGTAGAATGCCATACGACCTTCTGCGGTACTAAGGTCATAGGATTTTAGTGATGGATTGTCAGCAATCGCTGCTTTAACCATCTTACCGTTAGGACCTAACTCATCTGCAAGACTAACCAGTCTGGCTTTGAATGCTTCTGAAAATGGAAACTGGAACGCGCTGCGATCCTGTAACATGACTCTCAGTGGACTGGTACTTGTTTTATCTTTAGGTACAAGCTCAAACTTAAGCTTACCATTAAAGTATTCCAGGTTTAGGTAGAACGGTCCGCGTGCACCACTAAAACGGTACATAGCGTTAAACGCCTGGGCAGCTTTAGTGGGCTGTCCTTTACCAGTACGTTCCTTAGTGCTGACCATCTCTGACACCATGTTGATGAAATCCACAAACCCTTCATTTGTTTGCATGGGTTTCTGGTCTTCTAGTGTCAGGTAGCTGGAGGGTTGTCCGTCTTTGAAGCGTACTACAATCAGCGTATTCTTCTGGCTGTATTTGTTATCGCTAAATAATTCTTCTTTGATGAATGCATCAACATCTGTGATTCCCAGCTCATACTCAAAGTATTCAGCCTCATTGTATAAAGAGTCTCCAACCTTGATGCGCTCATTGGCAGCCAATACAGAGTTAGGCATAAAGAATGATGTCTCACGGTTACCAGTGCGATAAAATACAAAAGGCACTTTACGCTTGGTGGTGCTGATCACGTTCTCATCATCGTCAATGGTAGCCACTTCCAGCTCCAGGCTCAGTGATGAATCCACGTTCATGAATTCCTCCAGGCTTGGGTTTTCCCTGGTGCGGCCTTGAGACATGTCAAAGCTCTCAAAGAACTCCTCTGTGAAATCCACAGAGTTTACGCCTTTGGAGAACATGTCATCCAGCATGTCAGCATGCTTTGCCTTAAACTGTTGCAACTGGTTATAAGATTGCATCAGTGTAGACATGTCAGACTCGGTCAACTCCACCGGTCCCGCAGATCCGTTTAACAACGCCAGGCGCTGGAACTTCTCACGGTGTGCCGCATTATTGAAATCTACTTTCTCAGTAGTGTTGTTGTCGTATACAAATACGTAGTTGTCCAGAGTCCACAGGTTGAACAGGATGTTCTTTCCGTCTTCCATGGTGATCTCCCCTATCAGCTGAAACTTTTGCTCCTCCTGGCTAGGACGTGCCACAGACAATACCACACCACCTGGTGTGTTCTTCAGGAAGTTGATCTGTCCGGTGCTCTCAAATGTTTCATGCTTGCGATTGGCCAGTCCTGCCATCTCTGGATTTGATGCAGCCAGTTCCTGGATACGCTCCATACGGGCAGCAGCAATGCCTGGTCTTACCGCGTGGATTTTCACACGGCTCATGGGATTCTCCATGGCAGCCAGTTCATTTTTCAATCGCTCTCTGTCTTCTTCAAACGCTGCCTGGATCTTCATCGCAGAGTGCAACATGGTTACAGGTACGCGCTCCTCTGAGGAATTACTCTCAAATGGTGCAGGTCTACCTGCTTTGTAGTTGCGGATGTCTTCTTTGCTTAACGCCACGGTCTCCCCTGTCTCGTCTATCATATACAGGATGCCGTCCTGGATGAATCCTTCTACCAGCTCGCGGTTGTTCAAGGATATCAGTACGTTGTTTAGCTCTGTTTCTGCAGGAAGTTCGTTCAGGTTAATATAACCTGTGTTCTGTAACAAGTCATCAAGCGCTGCACCTAAATACTTACGCATGCTTGCGTTGTACGCAGTGTCTTCTGTATAGCTGTCGATGATATCGGTTACGCTTTTGCGGACCATGTCCACATAGCTGTCACGATCCTTTCCAGTGATACCGTTGGCGGTAAAGAATTGTCTGAGCAGGGTAATGATACCCTTGTCACCAAACAAATCACGGCCACGCTCAAACTCAGTCTGGCTGGCCATCGCATCAATGCGGTCCTCAATGGTCTTGGCTGTAACAGCAGGCGCGGCTTTCTTGCCATACAAACCGTTCATGAACTTCATGTACGCTTTTGTGTCAGCAAGCAAGTGCACAGCACCCTTTACATCTGCAGCTTTACCAGGCTCGTAGAACTTAGCGTCTACACCGGCAAGCCCTTCATAAATGTAGGCCAGTTGATGGATGGATAATTTTTTCTGCTCAGGAGTTAGGTCGCTGTCCATCACAAAGCGGACGGCATTGTCATAACTGCGGAAAGCAGCGGGATCATACTTGATCAGTTTTTGTACAAAAGAAATGTACTTGCCAGTTAGAATATCACAGGCCATAACAGGTTAGCGTATTATCAGAGGGTACTGGATTAGAAGCATGCATGTATATCGCGGAGGATATTTACAAGGTCTGTCTTCGTCACCGGTGCCTCAGTTTTTGTAGATGTGTCCTCCTCTACAAATTTACTAATTTCCTGTGTATCTTGGTTAGCTTTAGCTTTAAATTCTGCAAGTTTTTCGTCAAGCTCTACAAAATCTTCAAAAGTTAAACTTGCTGCATTCGCTGTGGTAGTTGTCTCAAACAGTGGTACATCCTCGCCTGCAGGGCTTTCCACTACCACCGGAGCG